AGCGGGTCTGATTCCGAGCAATCGGAATCTTGGTGCCCATTTCCAGCACGACGCTCTTAGCCTGCAAGCTCGTGAGCATTGCCTTGGAAACTTCTTCGGGCACGAGTGCGGCAACATTCGACCGCGACTCTAGGTTGTTATACGGCATGAGTGGACCTACTTATCTACTAGGGGTGTAGCTTCGTCACTCATGCCGAGTGAGTCAGCGGCCAGCTTCTCTACGGAGTTGGTCACCGAATCCGCGTGCGGGTTCGGCGGGTGTCCGGGAGCCACCGTTTAAGTTGACCGGGGCGGAGCCTTGCGGTTCCGGGATCAGGCGCTTTACCGCGTCTGCAATGGCCTTCTTATCGGGCTCTCCGTCTTCCCCTACCATGCGGGACAGGTCGACGTATTCCAGTACGTCGGCCGTCTTAAAGTCGGGGTTGCGCCGTGCGGCGCTTGCGTCGAACTCAGTACGTACCAGCCGGGAGCCATACTCAGTGACGGCGGCCGTGCGGCCTCTCGTCTCTGCTTCGGCTATCGCCTTCTCCGCGTCACTCATGGACGCTTCCTTGGCCTTCTGATACTCCTTGTTCTCCGTACTCCATTGCTTCGCCCGGGTCTGCCACTTGCGAGCTTCGGCTTTCCAGTCGGTCGTGTCTTGCTCCGGCTGTGCCTCTGACTCTGTTTCCTGTGACTCCTGGGATTCTGCGGGTGCTTCGGGTGTCTCGGTCACAATGTCTCCCGTGCGGGAATCGGTGCCGGTAACCGTGCGGCTACCGTACGTAACCGAATCGTAGCAGCAGTCGTAATGCTTCGTCCCTATCTCCCTTAGCCATGCGATAAATAGCCGACGGCATCCATTTGTCCCGGTAGCCGTCGTACCGTCGCTCGTTCTTAGTGCCCGGCCGCGTCATAACCTCCGGGGTATTGTGATAGCCGGCCACGACGAGCCCTTGCGCCCGTTGTCGGACGTTCACAACCGAGCTCATGGAAGCGCCGTCACGTACCGCTTGCGCGTCGGCCTTACTGAGCCCGGGTTCCCAGCGCTTTGTTCCGGGGATCGGCTTACCGTTCTCGTCTCGCTTATACCGCCACGTTCCGATCTGCCCGGATTCGAATGCTTCCTCCGCGCTGAACAGGGCCGAGTCGGGCACTTCGCTCATATCCGAGACTGGCACCATTTCGCAATCGCAGTTGTCGTGCCGGTCAAACCCCGTCGACCAGCGATAGACCTTGCCAGCCAATATGGCGCACCGGGCGCACGACGGCGGGTTGAGATAGCGGATATAGCCTTCCAGCGACGGGCGCACGGCGATGCCGAGCTGCGTAGCCGCGCGGCCGGTGTCGGCCATTTCGGTGAGCGTGGCCCGAATGAGCTGCGATTCGGTGTTAGCGAATCCCAGTCGGTCCACCATGGGCATGCCGAGCATAGAGATCCCGCCCAGCGACGACGGGATAACCTCATGCCTGGCCGGCGCCTCTATCCCCTGCTCGTCCAGCCCTTCGACGAGCGCTTGCAGCGAGCGGTTAGCGAGAAGGAACTGCAAGGCGCCGAGCGTGCCCGCGAGCGTCTGCATATCGCGCATCTGCCACGCCCGCCGCGCCGCTGCGATTGCCAGCGCCACGAGCTTGCGTTTGTCCGCGGAATACTGTGCCTGCGCTTCCTTAGCCGGTAGTTGCTGCGTTGTCACTTGTCAGCCCGTTCGACGCTGGCACGGCAGGCGCCGGCGCTTCCTGGCCGTCGGGTCGCAACGCCCGGGCAATGATCGGATCCATGGCTGCCGAAGCTGCCTTGGCGTCTTCCACTTCCAGCCTGTCGATCTGCGTTGCCGAGTAGCCCACGTCCTCGCGCGCCTGGCGCAAGCTGGCGATGCCACTCTGATACTTTTTGACCACGGAATCGACGAGCTCGCCTTCGGTGCGGTACTCCGGGTTCGTCCAGATAGTTTCCATCATGTGCTCTGTCGACTCGCCCTTGTCCCCGGTGGTGGCAAGGCCGGCTAACTGGCGGGCCAGCCGCATCGTTTCCTCTAGCGCTTCGCCCCACGGGCGCCGGCGTTGCCGCACCTTGGACACGAGCCCGGATTCGCTGGCTTTCAGCGTCTCGCCGTTCACGTTTGCGAGCTCACCTAGGAGGTACTGCGCCGGCGTGCGCGACCGCGAAGCAATGTCCTTCACGTCTTCGCGCTTCGACGACGAATACGGGTCCAGCTCCGCCGCGTCGAACTGGCCGAACTTCGTTTCGACAACCTCAGTCGTCACCATGCGGTTACGGCCTACGTCAATCGTGTTCGGGTTGCCGTCTTCGTCGGTGTCGGGCCACGCACTCGCCCATTTCAGCGGGAAGCTACCGTAGTCCTGCGTCACGAGCCTGTCGGCCAGCGTCTTATTCACCCGATCCTGGATATCGGTAAGGTCGAATAGCTCACTGACGCCGCCCGTGCGGAGCCGCGGGTTATTCGGCACTTCGATCAGCGGTACGACGGTGAGCTCCGCAACCGTGTCGCCCCACGTCTCAGTGCCTTCGGTGCGGTTCTGCCATTCCGGCGTCTTATCGTTGGATCCCTCGCGGGGTTTCTCCGCCTGGTACTTAAACACTTGCAGCGGGCCGTCTTCGCCGGTCGGGTTCAGCGTCGGAAGGTACAGCACCGAATGGAGCATGCCGGTCCACTCGTCGTCCCACATCTTAAAGCCAGCCGCCCGCTTGCGGCGGTTCGTGCCGGGCACGTGTTCGACGATGCACTCGCTAGCGTGTTCGACGTAGATATGCGGGAGCGTCGTGTCGATAGGGTTAGGCGCCACCATGAAGTAGGACACGCCGGCGATAAGGCTTTCCAGCCAAGCGAGATCGGTGTCCCGGTCGAGATTGTTAGCCTGGAAGATCCGCCACGTGTCGGTGTCGGCCTTGCCGTCTTTGCCGAAGCGGAATCCTTCGACGCCCACCCGCTCTGCCACGGCATCGCACACGAGCCCCATGTAGTTGCTTCGGGCCATGTTGATAATCCGCTTAAACTCGTCACGAGCCTGCGGTGCCAGCCACGGCAACGGGTGGTCCCCGATGTAGTAGCTATTAAAGAAGTCGACCGCTCCGCGACGGGCGATCAGTTGCTTGTATAGCCGGTCAATCCACCATGGCGGCGTCAGTGGCGCCGCGAGATTGTCAGCCATTAGTACGCGCTTGCTCTACCTCTGACACGGGTGAGCTTGGAGAGATTGAGCCCCCAACCGTCAGCCAGCGAATCAGCACGAGCTTCATATGCCAGCGTGTCGCCCACAACCGAGTCGATCTTCCGACTGCTCTGCGGGTTCTCCTTACGCACGAGCCGAAGCTGGCCCTTATAGCGCGTGTAGACGTTCCCGTAGTGTTCCGCTGCGAGGGGATCTGCGTCATGCCAAACCATTCCGTTCATAAGGTCCGCGTGTAGCCGGTCTAACGCATACGCCATAGCGGTGTCCCTACGAGTCTCCCATGCCACTACGCGCTTATCCCCGTATTCAGCGGCAAGGGTGTCGATATCGCTACGCCATTCGTGCGGGTCGAAATAGGCTCTGACGATATCGTATCGGCTAAACGCCTCCCGAATGGTGGCAAGCACTTCCAGACGGGGAACTTCCCACCCGATGCCGGCCGCACCTTCGGGTTTCGGCCATGCACCGATACGAAATAGGTAGCCGTCACTCATGCGGCAACCGCGGAGTACCGTCGTGTCGTCGTTAAGGGAGCCGTCGAATCCGAGACAGATACTCTCGCCCATCGCAACGGTGTCCACCTTCGTCTGCCGCTCGTGCACGTCCTTTGCGATCCATGCGTCCCTCGTCGACATTGGCCGATTGAGGTAGTACCGAGCTGCGGTGGCATCGTCCGGACACACCCGCGGGTCGATCATATCGGCGTACTTGCGGTCCATATCCTGCCATTCCGCGGCGGCGCCGAACACTTCGATAAGTTGCTTCATCGTGTGCGCCTTGTCGCGGAGTCGGATCGGTCCCTTCGCCTCCCGGTGATCCATGTAGACGGAATCGGGGAGCTCCCCCTTCCGCCATAGGGTCAGGGTTTCCTCAAATACCGACTGCTCCCCTGGCCGATACGCCGTGGACGTTTGCATAAGGTGTGGCTGGCTGGCCTTACGCTTCGATCCAAGGTTTCGAGCGATGGTCGAGTACATGCTGCGGAGCTCATTGGTCACGTATAGGTGCGTCTCGTCGGCGCACACCCATGTTTCCTTACCACCGTCTTTGCTGGCCGCACCCGACGAGCACGCCCGGATCTCCCCGCCCTTCGGGAGATAGAGACTCGTGGCCGATTGGTACTGCCGAGCGCCGGTGATCCCGCCGTAGATCTCCGGGTAGGCGTCCGGTCCCCACTGTGAACAGATATAGGCGATGTTCTCAAACGTGTTACCCGCCTGGCTTTCCTCACTGGCAAGGCATTTCAGCAGCGGCGACGTGACGGGCCGGGCGACGGGCTGCCCGTCGGCGTCCCACCCGTCGAATCGGCACTCGCCTAGCGCTTCGCACACGCCTAGGTGGCCGGCGAGCTCGGACTTGGCCCGTCCCTTCGGCCGCGACAGGATCGACTCGCTATACACCCGCCGACCAGTGATCGGGTCAATGCGATATGCCTCAATGATGAAGGCGCGCATTTCGTCGTCGTAGTCGATTGGCTCACCTTGCACGTCGCCCGGGCCGTGCACTTCGTATGCTTCGATCCAGTCGATTACCGCGTACCCGACGCTGCATATATGGCCCGGAAATAGCGGTCCTGCCCAGCTCACTAGCCCGTGGCGTTTCGTGCTTCGCGCGCACGGTCGAGCGAAGTCAGCTTCTTACCGCCCTTGACGTAGGGAAGGCGCGCCGTGCCCGGGTTTCCGCCCCTACTGACGCCGGATTCCGGCAGTCGAAGGGTAGCGATCAGTTGCTTTAGCAGATTCGCGGAGTTCGTGGCGCCCGTGAGCGCCCCGGCCGGCCACTCGTTCGGGTCGTCGGACTCCATGC